TGTAAGAATATCCACTTTATTCATATTTGGACTAGTGTCCTAAATATGTACAAAGGTTTTGAAGGAGTCTACGGGGCGGTGGATATTTCCACCATCCTGCAGCCACACCCTAACCTTAATGATAACATTGCTTTCATTACACTTAAGGAATTCATTCCCGTGTTCTGGAAGCTTGTTACCAGGCTAGGGGGCTCGATGAAGCCATCACTGGTCATCAAGACAATGTTCTCGACATCTAAGGCAGGTCCGGCGCATCCTAATGCGGTACTGGGGGCTCCACGTGATGCGTTTGTCTGGTATAATCCAGATGAACACACAGGTGTGAGAGGAAACCTGATCCTAGAGTGGTTACAAGCCACTGGGAATGATGGGGTCCGGAAATTATTCCGGGTAGCCGCCAAAAGGTTTGCTCTTGTTTCTGACGTGATTTCTCATGTCACCAAGAACCAACCTATCATTCCTGGATCTAGTCCTCAAACCCTGAGAGACCGAACCATCGCCTTAATCGGCGGTATGGATCGCTTGGACCTGAAAGCCCAAGTTCCTAGAGTACTAGGACGTCTCCACGATTTGTATGAGCCCGCAGGAAAGATTAGAATTGTTGCTATAGTAGACTACTGGACAAACTGTGTCCTCAAACCACTCCATGACTGGATGTTTGACCTTCTCCGACTTTTACCTTCTGATGCTACTTTTGATCAGGAGGGTCGGTTGAAAGAGTATGCTACAAAAGGCTTCAAGGACGCTTGGTCTATTGACCTCACGGCCGCGACAGACACTATACCTATCCAACTTTACCGGGTCCTATTCGCTCCGGTCCTCGGTGACCATTTATGTTCACTTTGGTTAGAGCTCCTGACCGGCAGAAATTTCATGACCAAGTTTGGTCCGAAATCAGAACGAGAATTCCATTCTCCGACTGACTTTGACCTAATAAAATATGGTCGCGGTCAGCCAATGGGTGCTCTGTCATCATGGTCATCCATGGCCATGGTACATCACTTGATGGTTCAATACGCAGCCTTCTTGAGTCAGGGTAAGTTTCTATCGGATACCTTTGCTAGAGATTTTCTAGTAGGTATTCATCCAGAGCATATACGCCTTGGATGGTATCAGGATTACCTCATTCTCGG